CAGTGAACCCAGGACCAGAACGATCAGAAACCATTAATGCATATTTGCCTGATGAAAATGAAGTCATTATACCCCTGGAAAGTAAATTTTAGGCGCTATATAAGTACTAGTTGAAGATCCATCTTCTGATAAAGCTCTTTTTAATTCATCTTCGTATAATAATTTTAATTCTTGTACTCTTTGTGGTGCATATTTTTGAGCTAAATAAAAAGATAATCCAGACGCCATACAAGGTACAAATCTATAAGGTATGTCCGTTGCATCCGTGTATGTTGCATCAGCGTCTTGAATTCTTTTAACATAATAAATATGTAAGTCTTTAGATGCAGCTGTGGAATCGGCCGTTGGATAAACGGTTAAAGTTGTTTTATCAACGAATCGTTGAACAAAGTATTGAGAAGGAGTTCCTTTAGATAATTTATTTGCTAGTGCAGAATATGCTGATCTAGCTATTTTTGTAAGAGTAGAATCTGCCTGTGTTGTTTCAGTTCGATTTGTTCTATACGTCGCTTCTAAAACATCTGCTATTCCATAAGTAGACGTTCCACTTGTTCCACCTACCGTGACAGAACTTGTTCCATCACCTGATGCTCTGTAAAAAGTATATTCAGCTTGACCTTCAACAAGATCAATATTGGTATCTCCTACTTCCCAGTAGTGCAAACCTCTATTGCCCCATTCTTGAAAAAGAATGTTTAAAGTTCTTCTTGCTGTTTTTAATTGATATCCTGAAACAGATTGTAGACCAATCCGTTCGTAAGCATCTTCTATAATTTCATCAACAGCGAAAGTCTTGTCGAAAGTAACTGTTCCAGAAGTAGTATTTGCCATGGGCTACCTCCTAATATGACTTACTTAACTCTAGAATAATTGTATACGCATCATTAGCTGTATGATGTAAAGTTGTTAAATCAATATCACCAGTAATACCACCACCAGCATTATTTTTAATTCCACCAAAAGATCTAAAATCAAAATGTCCATTAGTAGGTTCTAAAGCTATTCCGGCACCTAAAATTAATCCTTTAACGTTAGTTGAAGCATCCCATTCTAGATCAATTCTCATGCCTGAGATTGCATACCATACTTGTGTAATATGAACTCTTGTACACGTAGCACCATCTCTTGATGAAGTTGCCAAAGCTGAAACATCAACTTTTTTTACTGATGCTTCACCTGAACCATCAGAGATATTTGTAAATTTCACTACAGCTGTTCTATCGCCATCTGATAAAGTTTGACTTGTTACTGCGTCTGCCATTTTTCCTCCTATTAGAGAGAAGGGGCCGAAGCCCCCGCTCTATTAAAGTTTGTTAATAACTATTATTCAAATATTAGTCTACTTATTGCACAATAGCTAACATCTAATGCTGCTGCTGCACCATCGTTTCCTTCAATTCCAATGTATGGAATTAAATTCACATCGTTGGTTATAGCTGCTGATTTATCGTTTCCTTCAACAACCGCTGTACCACCTGTACTGCCAGATGTACCTGTAATGTTGTATTGAACACCATTTACAAACATTGACAGTTTTCTGTTACTATCAGACGATATTTTCAAATGATAGTTTGTACTTGCCGCTACTGTGATAGGTAATCTACTAATATAATCAGTACCACCAATACTATGAACAAAGTGTAGTAAAGTAAAGTCAGTCATTGCTTGACCAGAGTTATCCGCATCCGTTAAGAATGTGAAATATGCTTGTTCAGTATCAGTCGCAACTTCTGGAACATTGGTTTTTTTCAACCCTGCCCAAATATTTTGATTATCAATAGCCGCACTTGTTCTGATGCAAGCTTCCCACGTAACTTGGTTTTCAGTACCCCACACGACACCTGTCCAAGCAGTTTGTCCACTGTCTAAGTGTGGAGTTAAAATTGCTTGGTCTTGATCAGCGCCTGCTGTTGTTAACGTAATCACTGCAGAAGTAGCGCTTCTAGTAGCTAACGCTGTAGTCATGTTAGTACCTAGTACTTCAAAGTTATTGTTTTTACCTGTTGCTGTTGAACCAGCTTTAAAAACTTTAACTGTTAATGTTCCAGATCCAAGGTCTATCGCACCACCTGTAAAGTTTCCTAAAACAACTGTAGCTACGTTTGATGCTGTTACTGATGCCGTTATAGTTAAGTCTGTAACATCAATACTCATTGTTGCTACCGCATAGTCTCCTAATGCTGCGCCTGTAACTGTTACGTCTTCTGCTGCTTCATTGCCGTCATCTATGCTGCCCCAGTCTTTTGTTTCTGAGCCTTGTAGGTAAGCGTTAAGAGCAGGAAGTTTATTAAAATACTCATCAAGATAATATCTTCGAGAGTCTTTCAATCCGTCACCGATCGTTCGATCAGAGACTAGTCCTGTGGATGCAGCTTTACTGATAACTTTAAAATTGTTCTCAGATCGTACTGATCCAGTAAATGTTGTGTTTGCCATAATATTCCTCCTAGAATATTTAAATGTAGTCCCTAGGGGATGTCGACTATACGCGTCTACATTTAATTTTTTTTAAAATTTGTATAGTGAATAAAATATATATGAAATTTGAGTAGAGTGCAAGGGATCCCTGCATAAAAGTACGTTTTCAGCGATGTGGCGTTTATCTAAGTTGCCACAGAAACTTGGGCAGCTGAATCACTGATTTTGTTTTCTCTATCAGCAACTTTAAACTCTTCAGCTTTGATCTGGGTGATGATACTTCTAATTTTCTCATCAATGTCGACCATATTAAGAGTATATTTTCCGTGTTGATTATACTCATACTGCCACCCTAACTCCAAGGACCTCTTTTGTTTGTACAGGTCTTCGGTCATTACTAACCTCCTCATAGGTTATTCGACGGGGAGTGTCTCTAAACATTCCCGTTGATTCCCACTTTATAGACTTTTCTCCTAGCTTGTCAAGGATTGATTTCTCTATAGATTCACGATTATCCTCTGCTAAAACTTCAAATTTAGCATGATAATCATAGGCCCATATATTAACTAGAAATTGTCTCATTTTTCTTTCTAAAATTAAATTGTGGCGGAACTATGTCCGCCACAAAATATATTTATTATGCTCCCGGTGATCCGAAAATACCTCTCCAGTCGGAGAACCCAAATGAGTATCTCTCTCTAGCTTTGTATCTTACGTTTCCAGTTGTAAAGTCGCCTTCCATAGCTGTTTTTAATGGTGCTCTCACAAAATGTTTAAGACCATTAGGTACATCTGTTTTAATGAACCAAGCATCTGTATCAGTTAAGTAATGATTCACGGCATAGCCTTGTGGAATCATTCCCATAGATACAACTGCATTGATATCATTATCAGCTGTTCCAACTCTTTGTGTTGACTTCATAAGTCTCTCAGCAGTAAATTGTAAAGCTGAAGGCACGATTAATTTCATACCTTTAGCTGCAATTTTTAAACCTCTTTCATCTGTAAGAGCTGCAATGTCAATTAATGCTTGCTCCAAAGATGTTTCGTTAAGGTCTGCTGCTGTAGTTAACTCATTCTGTTCAGTTCCAGTAACGATAGGGTGATCAGCAGCTAAAAGCTCCTTACCATCTCCACCATTTGCTGTTCCGAACCCGTTGTTCAACACCTTAGCTGCTTTCACTTGTTTAGTGTTAGCCATTGATCTCGCTAAAGCTTTTGTATATCTAGACGCAAGTCTATCGTACAAATTATCCTCGATCGCTTCTTCAGTGATCGCGAACGCTAAAGCAAGCGTTTCATGTGTATAACGAGCGGTGAAAGTTTCTTGAGCATTGTCAAATGTAACTCCCGTTCCTTCTGCTTTGATTGGTGCATTTGCGAAACCAGATAACATTACTTCTTCTTCAAAAGCTCTGTCACTGTTTTCAGTGTCAAAAATCTCCGCATGTTCGTTAGCATAGTTTTTGTATTCCAAGCCGAATAGTGCATTCAAACCTGGCTCTAGTTCTTTTACTAGTTGTCCTCTTGATATAGCCATTTTTTATTCTCCTATTCTGCTATTATACGCCAGTTGCGGTCATATAGAAATGTTCGTTAATGATCACTTTAAAATTACAATTAGCTGCTGTTAAGTCGCTATTGTCAGGATCATCCGAAACTCCGATAATTCGCAAGTTGGCTGTTGTTTGTGTGTCTGATGCGTCCGCTACTTCAGTTTTAGAAACAAAATGCGGAGTAACACCTGCGCCAACAGAAACATCGGCGTTTGTGAAAACGTCTAGTTGTTGAGTTGCGCCTGTTGCTGCCGATTGTACTTCATAAACTTGAAATGGATCATCAGTTATAAAAGCTTTGATATCAGTAGCTGCGTTTGAAGCAACTAAGTGATTAGCAAAGGTTGGTTTACTTGTTGAAGCGTCAGTGAAAAACACACCCTGACAAGAGCCCAAAAGAACTCCGTTATCAGTAGCTGCGCCTATGCCAACAGTTCCTGCTGCCAAAGCAACCATAAGGTCGTTTTGAGCAAAAGCTGAAGCACATGCTGCTACTTCATATTCAGTAGCTGCGTTATTATCTGCTGACTGTCCAATTTTGCCTAGGGGTTTTAATCCGAAAGCTGCGTCTTGGTTTGCCATATTATTTTCTCCTTTAGTGACCTGTCCTTACGGACTTCCAGTCACAATTAATTTAATTCGTTGGCAAAAATTACTAAAAAATTATTAGTCTTTTTTTGTACCACCGAAGGTTACACGGGTCTGTCTATCAATATCGATAGGCATTCCTGGGTGCTGTTCCTTCATAAGGTCGTCATCGATCGCGTCGTCTTTTTGTTGTGTAAGGTTATCAAAATACTCCTTACGCGATTTAACTAACTCTAAAGATATCCTAGCCAGCAATAGTCCGCCAACTCCGATCACTCCCTTGTACTTACCTGTATCAATCGCTGGATAATCTGTGTCAGGGTATTCATCAGCTCTCACTAATTCGTAACCTGATCTCAGTTTACCGGCCATGTTTTTTGTATCGTCAAAACCCATAGACTCGGCTCTTATCCACCTGTGATGATATCCATCTGGTGCAGGGGGTGCATCTAAAGATGATGGTGGAGTCCAAACTTGTTTTCTTACTTCTTTAACTCTAGTTTGACTCGCACGGGAAGCTTTTATTGTATCTTTTTGCATATGCTTATATCTCCTTCGTGATTATTTTTAATTGTTTCGCATAGTCTTCTAATGGCACTCCTAATTTTTTAGCAATTGCTACCTGCGATGAAGTGAGTCTCACAGTTTGGCGACCAGGTTTAACACTTCGCGTTGCTGACGCTACTGTTTGTGTAGGTTTGGTCGTTCCTTCCGATAGTTCTTTTCTACCAAATTTATGCGGGAAGTCAAGCTTCATTCGCTTGTCTATCTCAGTATAATATTCGTCAGAATGTGGGTCGAAGCCTTCTTGTTTAGTTAACTTCTCATGTAAGTCAAATGCTGTATAAGTCATAGCATTATCTTTACCAAACCATTCATTTCTATCAGCCCATTCTTCTGCTTTTGGATCAGCAGGAGGTGCTTGAACAGCTTGATCTAATGTTCGTGGTTGAACCGGTGCTGCTTGTGATTGTTGCTGGTATCTACTTTTTAAAGTATTAACTTTAGATTCTTCAATACCAATTCTAGAAATATCTTTTTGTGCATCAACTTCTGCGTCAATATCCCCAGCTTCTCTTGCTTTTAAAAGTTTTGCTTTAGCAGCTTCTAAGCCAGTCTTTAATTTACTTTCTAAAGCATTAACATAGCCTGGTTCTAATTTAGAAACTTTTGTTTTTAATTGTTCTAATTCAACTTGGCCACCTTTTGCAAAGTCTAAAGCAGCTTCTTTTTGTCTTTCTGCTTCACGCCATTTTTTAGTTAGCTTTGCAATTCTTTTTTGAACGCCTTCGCTGTATTGTTCTAATTCTTCTTTTGGTTCTTCTTTCTTAGTTTCTTCTTTTACTTCTTCAACTTTTGGTTCTTCTGTTTTAGATTCTACTTTTGCTTCGTCAAGTTTTTCCTCACGTTCATTTTCATAAGTTTTATCTTGTTCGTTAGTAGTTTCTTCTTTTACTTCTTTTACTTTTTCTTCCTCTAATTCAACCTCTGCACCGGGACCCGATGTATCGATATCAACTAGATCTTGTTTGTCATCTTCTGGCATAGTTATCTCCTTCTATGTTATACATTATGCAACACAGATTCTGGGTCTTTAATTTTTCCCAAAACCTCGTCGTCGTTTAATAAACGGACTTCTCCGCCTTCTATTGGTAATCTTGATCCTGCGTAACGAGCAAAAATCACCCAATCTCCTTTTTTACACCAAGGACCTGTTGGAAATTTTTCTTTATCATAATATGCTAAAGGTCCAACTTTTAAAACATAACCACAGTTTGTAGCTATCCTTAATTTCTCTAATGATTCTTGTGCAATAATAATTCCACCTTTAGTTTTCTCTCTCGGTGTGAAAGGTAAAACTAAAAGTCGCCAGCCGCTAGGATCGGGTAGCTGGTCTTTTACATTTTGTATGTTATCTGGATTCAAAGGTTCTTTTTCACCTTTAGCTTCATCTAGGTATTTATCAGAAAGTGCATTCCTATGTTTTGGAATTTCCTTTTCCGATATCGATAACGTTTCCTTGCTCATCTTTTTGCTCCTTCTGTTCTAGCAGGTTAGAGATTTCCTGTAGTAAATATTGATATGTTCTTGCCTGTCCTAACATATACTGATATTTTTCCATATTGTCAACACCACCACTTATCATGGCATCTCCAACTCTCTGTAAACTGTCTCTCATTATTTTTTGTATCTTTGATACAATTACTAACGGATCCACTTATATCATTCCTTTATAATATTTCTTGCTGTGTGGATTTGATAAATTAACTCCACCATACTCACCTTTAATGCTTGGTCCAATATATGTACCTTTGCTAAGATTTACTCTTCCACCTTTTTTATACTCTTTCTCCCATCGCTTTGCGATTTCAGGGTGGTTAGCATGCATATATCGTCTTTGCTTTTCTGATTTAAACATTATTTTTTCCCTCCATTTCTAAATATTTGTGTTCCCTTAATACCAAATATGCTGGCACAGACTAAAATCCACAAATTTGTGAACCATGACGGAAGCGCCGCAAAATGCTCGAAGAACATTTTTATTTTCTCCATCGCGGCCGGATCGTCTGACCAGACCCCCCAGGCCAAAATTATTATGGGCAATGTGAGAATGCAAAGGACAATTTCGTCCTTGTAGTCGTTTTGCCGGGCCTCTAAAAGTTTTCCCTGGTAAGTTTCCTCGCCGCTGGCCATCTTTCGCGCATGCATGTGTTGTGCGTCCGCCATAGCCATCTTTGTCTCTTGACGCTTTTTGTAAATGTGAGTTCCAGCGTTAAGAGCTAATTTTATTGCTCCAAACCACATACTAAACCCAAGTTACGTCTTTTTGTCGTCTAGCAGCGCCTGAGCCAGAAACAGGTTGTTTGTTTCCAACTGCTAATCTAGATTTTCCTCTAATGCTAGTTTCTGATCTTGGATCAGTTATAACTTTAGATGCTTCTATCTTAACAGGCTTACTTTTTTTATAATTCCACGCCATTATGTGCTCCTTTTTTTATCTATGTTTGTTATAGTGCCTTTATTGGCAGATGCATAGAAGATTTTTTCTCCCTTTTTCTTACCATATTGTTTTTTCATTGATGTTATAATTTTTTTACCCTTATCGGTTAGCGGCACCGTTGCCTCCCTTAGGTTTCATTCTAGCAACTCGTAATCTGTTTTCATTTGCCATTTCTTGCTTCTCAATTGAAGTATCAGCTCTTAATTCAGCTAATTCTTCATCCTGTTCAAGCTTGTCATCTGTAATATCTCTATTTTGAACTAATTTAGCTTGATCAATTTCTAATTTTTTACTCATTTCTTGTTGCTTACGTTCATTTTCCATTGCTCTTAAATCAACTTCTCTAGATTTAAGTTTTAAAAGTGGATCATGATCGAATTGTGAAGTAATTTTCTTTTCTTCCTTCATAAAGTCTTCAGTCATTTCAGCGATTAACACTGCTTTTCTTGCATCAATTTTCTGTTGAAGCTGCTGCATCTGTTGTTGCATTTGCGGATTCTGTTGAGCTAATTGCGGATTCATTTGTGCTTGTTGTTGCATTTGCATAAGCTGCGGCAGTTCATCTTTAAATTCTAATTCTATTTGTTCTTGCGCCATTAAGCTAATGTGTTCAAGACAGTTCTTTTCAATTGCAGCCGTCATCATCGGTGCATTTCTTACCAGATTCGTTGCCAGAAAGTTTAAATGCGCGGTAATATGCGCACGGTGATCCTGACCCGGATAAGCCCTGAAAGGCATTCCCGCCAAAGCATCAATGTGCTCTAGCGCCGGATCTTTTGGCATTGGTGCCGGTGGTTTTTTTAAAATTAAGTCAATATCCTTAACGCCTAATGCCTCGTACATATTTCGATAGACTTCATACTGGTTGTGCATCTTTGGATTAGAGGATGCCAATTGCAGTTCCGTTTGCGCAAGGGAGATACGCTGAGTTTGAGAGAAAATGTTTGGATCTGCAACTGGCAAAATATCTACTCTATCGTCAAAGTCCGTTTGCATAATTTGCCTTTGGCCTCCAACAACATCGTATGGATATACGGGTGGTAGATAAAGTTTGAATACTCTTGAGAGTAAATTAAATTCTTTTTTCATGGCAGCGTACAGTCTCTTGTGTATGGCCGACATCGTTCGTGAACCTCTTTCCAACAAGGCTACAGTCGTGCCCACAGCTGCTTGCTGATTCCCATCACCCACTTGCAGGTCCGCTATTGAAGCGAATCGTTGTCCTGCTTGTACCACGACTCCCATTAAAGCCAGTAAGGTTTGAGAGGGTTCTTTGAACGGAAGCAACATGAATGCATCTCTTAAATTTCCGCCTGGAGCATCGACATCTCTGAATTCTCCCGGTTGAATAGATTGTGCTTCGTCCCTCATTTTAATTCCACGCATTTTAAATCCTGCAGGTAAATTTGCCAAGGTTCCAGCATCGAAAAGCTGTCTTAGTGCAGCTGTAGCTGTTCGTGACAGTCCACCAATCATGTGAATTAAGCCAAAGCCATAAAAGCCTAAGCCTGGTAAAAATTTAAAATGAACGAAATATTGAATTTTTTCTTTTTTAGGATCTCCAATTTCATAGTTTCTTCGAATGGATAAAACTTTTCTTGTGCATTCTTCTAATGTCACAACATAAGGCAACTTGATGCCAGTAAAATCTCCACTTTGAGGATTAACGTCTTCAAATCCTTCCAAATCTAAATTAATGTGACATTCTAAAAGCGTATAGATTTTTTCGTCTGCGCCTCGAGTCGTTCCTTCAAGGGTTCTTTCTTTTTTCTCAACTTCCGATTCCATCAAGTAGCCTGGGCTCAATTCAAT